GCTAACTTTCTGCAAACTGAGTTTGGAAAAAGGGTAGTGCAAATTTACAACAGGCAAGGTCTATGCAAGTCACTAAAACAAACGTTGAAAAATTAATCCCTTACGCAAAAAATTCACGCACACATTCAGACGCGCAAGTCGCGCAGATCGCTGCGTCGATCAAAGAGTTTGGCTGGACAAACCCAATCTTGGTTGATGGCGAAAATGGAATCATTGCCGGTCACGGCAGACTGGCCGCAGCCAGAAAGCTAGGAATGACCGAAGTTCCCGTTATTGAGCTTTCGCATCTTTCAGAGACTCAGAAAAAAGCGCTAATTATTGCCGACAACAAGTTGGCATTAAACGCATCTTGGGACGAAAGTTTGCTAGCGATTGAGTTTGAAGAATTACAGCTAGAGGGATTTGATCTTAAGTTAACGGGCTTTGATGAAAAAGAAATCAATAATTTGATTGACTCGGACGAAGAACAATCTTCAGATGATGAAAGCAAGTACACAAGCAAAGTAAGCGCTCCAGTTTATACGCCAGAAGGTCCAAAGCCACAGATTGGCGAGCTTTATGACAAGAGCAAAGTTGCAGAACTTATTGAGGCAATTAAATCGGCTGTAATTCCTGAAGATGATAGAGAATTCTTGCTGGATGCGGCCACAAGACATTTTCAATTTAACTTTCAACAGATAGCAGAGTATTACGCTCACTCTTCGCCAGCAGTTCAACGATTGATGGAAGATAGTGCTCTTGTAATTATTGATTTTGACAAGGCAATAGAAAACGGATTTGCCAAGCTAAGCGCTGCGCTTTCTGACATCTACACACAAGAAACTAATGAAGAATAAAAAATTTGCTGTGTTTATATTGACACACGGTCGAGCCGACAGTGTGTTTACTTATGAGACGTTGCGCCGCGCTGGCTACACGGGTCAAATCTATCTTTTGATAGACGATCAAGACAAGCAAGAAGCTAAATATAAAAAGCTATATGGCAACCAAGTAATAGTGTTTCCAAAAGAAGAAGCTGCAAAAATTACTGATAGTGGCGATAATTTCAAAAAGCGTAATTCAGTCTTATACGCAAGAAACTGGAATTTTGTTGTTGCCAAAGAATTAGGATTGACGCATTTCTGGCAACTCGATGACGATTACTCTAGTTTTAGGTGGGCCGCAAACAATCACAATCAATACATTTCAGATAAGACAATCAAAAGTCTTGATTTGGTTTTAAGCGCTTGCATTGAATTTTTAGACGATGCTAAGGCTCATTGCGTCGCGTTCGCGCAAGGCGGGGATTTCATTGGGGGCGAGGGTAGCTTATTTGGCAAAAAAATTGCTAATGGTGACTTTTCGCGCAAAATCATGAATTCATTCTTATTTTGCGTTGATAGACCTATAAAGTTCATTGGCCGTATGAACGATGATGTAAATACTTATTTAGAGCGTGGGCGAAGAGGTTTTCTCTTTATCACAATTCCCAGGCTTCGCCTTGAGCAAAAACCTACGCAGCAAAACGCCGGTGGTTTAACCGAGATGTACTTAGACTTTGGTACTTACGTCAAGTCTTTTTATTCGGTGATGTATGCGCCCTCTTGCGTAAAAGTCATGGATATGGGACAAAGCGATAGAAGAATCCATCACAGGGTTTTTTGGAAACATGCAGCTCCGCTAATTCTCGATGAATCCGCAAAGAAAAAACCAATGGTGTCTAAATGATTAAGAACAAATTGCCGCCCGAAGTTCATCTTGTACATGGCACAAAAGGCATGAACATGGGAAAACCTTTGCCAGAACAAATCAAGATCCGCGTACCGTTTGCAGAATGGGCAGACGATCCAACTCTCTTTAGCCGTGAGCGATTCGTGCGCGAGACCGCAGACTATTTATATACCGTCTACGGTATCGGCTCCGATCAGGATCGCCACACGCTGATGATGCTTGCCGATCAAGTGCAGCTTTATATTGACGCTCGAAAAGAACAGGCAAAGCATCCGCTAGTGGTAAAGACTAACGGCGGCAAGACACACGCCCCTAACCCTTACATATCCCTTGCTAACAAAGCGATGGAAAACGCAGTTAAGCTGATGAACGAAATGGGGCTCACGCCTCGCTCGAGGTTGGCTGCAAACAAACTAGAGGATGGCAGCAAGATGGGCGAATTCCTGTCCGGTCCTAAATTTGGAACATGAGATTAGAAGATGGCATTACTTACGCGGCAGCGGTAGCGAAAGGTGAGATTAACGCTTGCCGAAACGTACGGTTAGCTTGCCAGCGGTTTCTAAATCACCTAGAAAACAAAGAATGGGAATGGGTATTTGATGCTGGGCCAGTCAATCACTTTCTACAGTTCACCAGTCTTTGCCGGCATGTAAAGGGCCAATGGGCAGGCCAGCCTGTAAACCTTGAGCCTTTCCAAATCCTCATCATCTGCGCGATCTACGGATTCCGTCTCAAACGGGATCGGTCTAAACGCATGGTGCAAGACGTAATCGTTTACATCCCGAGGAAGGCTGGAAAGTCAACGCTTACCGCTCTGATTGCTCTTTACGAGCTCGCCTTTGGCGATGCTGGCGCAGAGGTCTACACAGTCGCTACTAATCGAGATCAGGCAAGCATTGTTTTCACTACCGCCAAGGGATTTATCGAAACTCTGCCCCGAGAAGTCTCCGGTCTCTTCATTCCTGGCAAGTTCACGATAGTAAAGAACGGCGATTCTCAATCGGTGTTCAAAGCGCTCTCGCGGGATACCAAGCGTACGGGTGACGGGCTCAACCCTTCTTGCGCGATTATCGACGAGGCTTCGCAAATCATCGACAGGAATACGATTGAGGTCTTGCATTCTGGGATGGTAGCGCGAGCAAATCCTCTGCGGCTATATATAACCACGGCTTCTTTTACCCGCGACACAAAGTTCTTTGAAGATCTCCAGGTTATGGAGCATATTCTCCACCAGGACGTTCCCGATAACCCGCGATGGTTTGGGCTTCTCTATTCGTTGGATGCTGGCGATGATTGGCGAGACCCGACGGTCTGGCACAAAGCTAATCCGATGCACAATATCTCGGTCTCACACGATGCGATCGCCGCTCGATGCGAGGAAGCCAAGATCAAGCCGGCGGCGCTCAACGAGTTTCTCTGCAAGACATTAAACGTCTACGTTTCCGCTGAAACTGCGTGGGTAGATCGGTCACATTGGGATGAAGCTGTAGGGCTTACAGACCGTGAGCCCGAGGCTGTATTTATCGGTTTCGACTTGGCAGCAACACGAGATCTCAACGCCGTTTGTACGCTTAAGCGTTACGCCGAGGATGATTACGAAGCCGAGTGGAAGTTTTTCCTTCCCGAAGATGGTTTCGACCTTTTACCGGCGCATTACCAGGATATTTTCCGACAGGCTATTAATTCGGGAATTTTGCATCTAACCGAAGGCAATGTTATGGACGACCGCGAGATTTCGGAGTATATTCTGGGACAAAGCCAGAAATACGACGTTCGTGAGGTTGGCTACGACGCATACAATGCGGCTGCGCTGGTTGCGCGACTATACGAAGCTGGAATGCCGGTTAAAAAAGTTGGGCAAGGGATGGCGGTACTTTCTAACCCTTCCAAGCATGTAGAACGGCTTATTCTAGGTCATAAAATCAAACACGATGGCAACCCGTTTTTAGGCCACCAATTGGGAAACTGCGAAGTGTTTGTAGATGTGCAGGGCAACATTAAGGTCAAGAAGGCCGGAGTTGACCGACACGCGAAGGTCGACGGGATCGTTGCCCTCATAATCGCCATGCACTGTAGCTTAGACAATCCGATGCCGTCTGAATCGTACGGATTCAGGGTCTTTTAGGGCTAAAAATGGGCATATTCGACAGATTCCGCAAGAAACCGACCCAAAATGAGTCGAATTCGTTGTTCGGCAACACTGTTTTGGGTAACAACGTCATGCTCCGAGGTAAGGGGCAAGGCTACGGATCGAATCAACTACTCTATGTAACCACCTCTGCTGTCAACGAAGCTGGGCGTTCGCTCGACATTACAACGCTCGCCAGAAACTCGACGGTCATGGCTTGCGTCTCAACTAAGGCTAGAGCGCTTGCACAACTGCCGGTAAAGATCATGTCTAGGCAAGCTGACGGTACTTTAGTCGATACGCAGACGGAACCTGGGGTTCCCGAGCGTGAAAAGAACCGCGCTAAGTCGATTCTTAACCTTCTTGCTCAGCCTAATAACTTCCAAAGTCAATACGAGTTTTGGTACCAGTTTACGATGTGGCATGAGTTGGCCGGCGAAACTTTCGTATTGCTTTGGAGAAAGAACGAAGCCGATCCTCAGCAGGTTCCGCTTGAAGTCTACGTTCTTGACTCTACGCTGATCGTTCCGCGTATCTCCGAGACGAGATACCCGTTTTACACGCTTACGAGCTCTTCTTACGGATTCAACAAAGACGAACCACTGCAATATTTTCAGGTTATGCACGTTAAAAGCGAGCCTTGGCAGGGGTCTTCTTCGTTCAATCGCTTGCAGGCTGTCGAGCTGATCTCGCTTGATCAAGACATTGATTTATATAGCAATTTTATTATGTTGAATGGAGCTAAGCCTTCCGGCTTGTTCCGCACCGAGCAAGTCATACCCGACTCTAAGTTCAAAGAGATCGCGGCGCGGCTAAAAGAAGCATGGACGAATATGCTTAACAGCCAGCCCTCAGACTTGAGTAAGCCTGGGCAGTCGATGCTATTAGACCAAGGTATGATGTACGAAAGTATCAAGCCTTTGACGCTGCAAGACGTAGATGCGCGAGAGCTCAAGAAACAAACGATGGCGCGGATTGCTGGCTTGTTTGGCGTTCCTCCGGCGATGATCGGAGTCGGTGAGTCTAAGTACAACAACACGCAGACAATGCTCGACGAGTTCTATAAATCGACGATGATGCCGTTCATCACGAACATCGAGCAGAAGCTAAAGACAAGCCTTCTTGGTGGCTATCCAAATCTGTATGTGCAGTTTCAGACGCAGGATTTCCTGAAGGGCGCTCCGCTAGATCAAATGAACTATGTAGTGGCCGGAGTCAAGAATGGCATTCTCACGCCTAACGAAGCTAGAGACTATCTTGGGCTTGATAGCGTGGACGATGGTGATTCTCTGCTTGCTGCCGGTGGTATTGATAAGCCTATTCCCGGCTCTTCGCCGCAGGATACTGGCGGTGGCGGCAATCTTAAGGTCATAGGTAAGACTGGGCGGGCTGGTAATGCTTAAGGATGTTTTGAAGCGGTTAAAGGAACAGGCCGACAAGAGAAAGCCGAAGCCTAAACCCGAAGATGGGAAAATGAAGGAAAAGGAACCGATACATGGCTAAGCACATACAATTCTTCACCGAGGCAAAGGTTGAGCTTGGCCGTATGGCTGATGAGGCAACCGGCGAACCTACCGGCGAGATCGAGGCGACTCTGACAACCTGGGGCGCAAGAGAAGGCGCAGACGGGCGCAGATTCTTTTACACGCCAGCAGCTTTTGAGATGTGGCACGAAGGCTGGATGGAAGCTGGCAGACCGCTTCCCATGTACTTCCAGCATTCAAGCGACATGATGCCCGTGGGCGAGTGGTCAAAGTTCGACATTACTGACGAAGGCATGACGGGAACCGGGAAACTTTTCCTAAATACCACGGCAGGATCGGATCTGTACACGATCATGAAGGAATCGCCGCGCATGGTCGGCGGTGTTTCTGTTGGCGCTTATGCCGACGAATATCAGATGGTCGATGAGAACGGCGAGCCTACAGACGATCCTGACAGCTTCTTTCAGATCATGAAAGGCGGATTGGCTGAGGTTTCGATTGTGATGAACCCCAACAATCCTAAAGCTGAGATCTCAAGACTTGAATACTGGATGGGGGATAAACCAAACCCCAGAACGATTGAAAAAGCTCTGCGTGACGCTGGGCTTTCTCGAAAGGATGCAGCCGCTGCATCCGGCTTGTTGAAGTCGATCATAGAACAGCGTGATGCTGCCGTGACAACTTCTCAACCCGCTAATCCGAGTGAGTCGGACGCAGCGGTGAAACTGCTTGAGGCGCTCCAATACCGTGAGCTGCTAAAGGCAATCGCAACCCGATAAAGGAACTATCATGCTTGAAAAAGTCATTGAAAAACTAGATGCAATCGAAGCATCTAATGCTGCAAAACTTGCTGAAACCGCTGAGGCTGTAAAGACTCAAGTTGCAGAAGCTGTTCAGGCAGTCAAAGCAGAAACCGAGCAAAAACTTGCCGCTCTTGAGGCAAAGATTGCCGCTCCCTCCATCATTCGCCCCATCCACAAGACTGTTCGTGGTGAGGCAAACCGTCGCTTCCGCGATGTGCTCAAAGAGTACATGAAGGGTGGTAATCAGGTCGAGCGCGAAGTAAAGATCTTTGAATCTGTCGATCAGTTCGACGGGTACATTCGTGAAGCATCTGCGCTTACCGGTTCTGGTTACGACGTTGGTGGCCGTACCGCTTACGACCCCGTGTTTGCCGCTAAGCGTCTTGGTAATCCGATGATGGATCTTTCCCGCATCGTTGCAACTGACGGTTCGGCTTACCAGTTCCGCGTAAAGACCGGCAACGCTGGCGCTCAGTGGGGCTATACGGTGCAAAATAACGGCGCATCCACGACCGAAGCAACGTCGATCTGGCAGGTGATCCTCAAAGACTTGAACGCACAGTTCCCAATTCGTACTGCCGCGCTCGACGATATTGATGGTCTTGAGCCCAACGTTGTTGACGATATGCTCATGGAATTCCAACAGGCAATGGCAACCTCGATGATCCAGAACAACGATCAGAGCGGAACCGGAACCTCGGTATCCACTGGCGGCGCTGATGGTCTGCGCGGCTTAGATCAGTATGCGGGCGCAAATGCAACCTACACGGGCGGCACAGTTTCCACGGCTTCTTTCGGAACCTCGGGAACCGCAACGACCAATGGTCTGCATAACCTTGCAACGTATGACCAGCTCACTACAAACGCAAACACTGTAGGCGCTAACAACATCGCATATAAAGACGTTGTTAACTTCATCTACAGCTTGCCACAGCAATACTGGACCCCGACCGCTCGCTTCATGATTAACCCAATCTTGTTGCAGGGCATCCGTGGTTTGACTGACGATCAGAAGCGTCCGGTCTACATCGACGGTCTTAGCCGTGACGATGGCATCGTTGGCAAGTTGCTTGGCTTTGACGTTGTGGTTAACAAGTACGTGGACAATCCTTCTCAGCCCACAACCGGCGCGGCAGGTACAACGTCTTACTACCCAATGTACTTTGCTGACTTCCAGCAGTTCCACACCATCGTTATGCGTCTAAGCATGGTTCTGCGTCGTTATGACCAGACGCTCCCAGGCTCGATCACGTTCTACGGCGAGACTCGCGCAGCCACATCTGTGCGCGATCCTAACGCTGGCGTACGTTACCGTTCCACCGGCACTGCGGCTTAATTTAAGAGGGCGAAAGCCCTCTCCCTCTATGGAGAGACTATGAAACAGGTGATTTTAGAAGGGCTTAAGCAGGCTCTCCACGAGGGCAAAGCCAAGGTGAACCTCGCTGAAGCCTCGGCCCTTACGGGCTCGGGCTCCGGCGTTGGTGGCCGCGTCTATAACGAAGATGTATTTGCAAGTCTGCGTTACTGGAACCCTTTTCGGGTTTACGCTAACCAGACGATCACCGCAGATTCTGATATTCAGTTCACAGTTAAGACGGGTAACGCTGCAAACAGCACAAACCCTTGGGGCTACACGGTAAACGCTAACTCAGGTTCGCCCAATATCGCCACGAGCATTTGGCAGCTTCCAATGCGCGTCATTAGCGCTCAGATGCCTATTCGCGCAGCGGCGATGGATGACATTAATGGTTTAGATGCAGCTTTAGCCGAAGATCTTGCAATGGAATTTAGCCAGATTGAAGCCGCATCAATGGCGATTAATAACGATCAGGCAGGATCGACCACGACAAGCACAGGCGCAACTAATGGCTTGCGCGGTCTTAAGATGTACGCAGGAACAGCGGGTTCTACGGCAGCTTACGGTAGTTCAGGAACGGCCATTACCAACGGCATCCATACGCTCAATACAGTCGGCTATGCTCATGCTGGCGGGATTGAATGGGAAAGCCTTGTGGACGTTGCTAACGCTCTTCCAGGGCAGTTTTGGAAGATGCCAGGAACGGCGTGGATGATGCATCCCACGGCGATCCAAACGCTCAGGAAATACACGCACGGCGGCAATTCTTACGCGCTTGTTGAAGTTGGCGAAGAAGGTGAGGGTCCTGCTGTAAACATCATGGGATGGCCGGTTATTGCCAATCCCTACTTAGACGCTCCAGCTGTCGGCGCTTCTCCTATTTACCTAGCTAACTGGCCTCGGTTTATGTGGATCGTTGACCACTCGGAAATGACGCTGCAACGCATGGAGCAGACGCAACCTGGGACAATCACGATCTACGCGGAGAAGCGTTTGGTCTCGACTGTCCGCGATGTAACCGCTGGCGTTCGTTTGATCGGAACCTAACATGCCAAGTCAGCTACAGGGTAATTTCGGGGCGGGTTCGCGTAACCCGTTCAACTACCAGAAGGTAGTGCAATCAAACCGTGACATTGTTACGCAATGGCTCACGCTCGACGAAATCACCAATCAGCTCAATCTTTTTGCAGATGAGTCGCAAGACGCTTATTTGGAAGCGCTTGAGCTGGCTACGCGCATGGCTATTGAGGACTATTTGGGCTTTCCGATTTGCAATGTGACTTATGAAGTTGGCTACATGATCTCGGGCCTAATGGCGGCTCCGGTTTCTTTAGATTTCCCCGAGGTCTCGCAAACTGGCGTAACAATCAATTCGGTTAAGTATTACAACGATCTAAATCCTCCAGTTCTTACGACAATCACAAGCTCTAATTATTACTTTGACCCAACTGGGAATAAGCTGGTTCTTTTCGAGGTTCCCAACAACATCAACACCTACATGACCGCTCCAATGCTTTGTCAGTACACGCTGCAAGGCAGTGTTATTGGTCAGTATCCTGCGGTTAAGCAAGCGGGGCTAATGTTGCTCACGCATTTCTACAATAACCGGTCTGCTATTTCTGAGGCTAAGCAGTATCAGCTTCCTTGGGCGATTGACCAGTTGTTAAGACCATACAAAACTTTGGTGATGTGATGGTCTTACGCGTCGATCAAATCACCATCAATAATTTGTCGTTCGGGATTACTAACCTCGGCGAGCAAACAACGACAGAGACTCCGTGGTTTCAGACGCGGGCAAAAACCAAGTCTGTGCATAACCGCATACGTACGCTTGAGAAGTTTCGGCAATACGACAACATGATTGAGTTCACGGTGAATTACACGCCAAACATGCGTACGATCTCGGACGATCAAGAGCACTATTCGATCACGTTCAGAAACATGCCGTGGCGAATCGCTGAGGTTTACGAGCATGACGACAGGCAATGGGTAACATTTACTTGTTACCGTAACGAACCGTCGGTGGCGGTGTAATGGGCCAGAATTCAGCCGTTGTATACGCTCAGGCGATACAAGCGCAGCTAACTACGGTCTGTACGCCGACTCCGGTTTATGCTGTCTTCAATCGTAATTTTGCAGACGAACCAACATTTGTAACTTGGCAGCTTAGAGATGTTCATCAGCCGGTGTATACAGGGCCGCAATCAGTCAAGGGTATAGACCGGCCTGTCTTTCAAGCGACAGTCTTTGCTCAGCAAATGGCAAATTGTTACTCGAAGGCTCAGCAGATTGTCGACGCGCTCCACGGCTACCAGGGAACATTTGGCGGCTTATTTTTTGTGGCAAAGATAGACGTTGATTGGCTTTTCCACACATACGATAATGATAGTAAGCTACACCAGATTGTTTTAGATTCAACTTTGGACATTCCTTCGTGAGGTGAAAAATGGCTCTTCCTAATAAAGTTTTACCCGGCTTCAGCGCCTCGCTATACTGCCAGCCGGGGGCTACTCCAACTCCTTTAACCACCGCAGAACTTTCTACATATGCAAATGTTTCTGCAATTGCAATAGCTGGAAATCTTGTTCCGGTTGAGGCGATTCCCGCATTTGGACAAGACGATGCGGTTGCTAACTTTTCGGTTGCTGGCTCGCGTCAGTCTGACAAGATTCCGGTACAGTCCGCGCCAACTTCCATGACGGTTGTGGCCGCATGGAATCCAGCAAGCACAAATCTTCTTTTGCTTCGCGCTGACGCGTATAACGGAACCATAGATAGAACTTTTGTTATTGCCGCAACAGACGGTACTAACACTGTTTATTTTTCTTTCAATGGACGCGTAAGTCAATGGACAATTGATCCTGCTCCAGGCGCAGAAGCTCAGGTTACTTTCACGATTCACCCGCGAGGAAACCAATATGGATGGCAAAACAACACTTGATGATCTTGTAGCTTTGATGGCTAGCTTTCATGGCGATTTACACGCTATGGCAAAAGGGCATCCCTTTACCCTTCAAGAGGTGGATGCCGCCCTACAGGAAGCCAGCCCCGGCGGGGCCGAAGCAGTCTGTCTTTCAGTGTTGAGAGCTCATGCAAAGAGCGAGTGATGATTTGCTGGCTTACTTAGTCACGCAAGCCCAGACCGGTTCCAAGAACTGGTTTGGGTATCCTCAACAAAGGCTCATCAACATTAGCCTTTGCCACAAGATCGCAGAAAATCATGCGCCAGATATGACACCAGACGAAGTCGTAAATTATGTGATTCGTCTCAACGATCTAATCTTTAAGAAGATCGTGACCAATGGGAAAGATTGAGGTTAAAGGCTTCCGAGAGTTTGAGGATTCGCTTTTGGAATTAGCTCAAGAATTCGGCACGACCAAAGCCAGACGCTCATTACTTCCCGGTCTTAAATCTGCGATGGAGCCTGTAAAAGCGGCGATCCGCGCAAGAGTTCCTGTCGATACCGGCAAACTACAACTCAAGGTCCGTAACGGCGCAAAGGTTGCAACGCGTAAAGACAAGTCTAAGAAGTATCTTAGCCGCGACACAGTAGCTTTCGGGTTTGTCGATGTTGGCGTTGGCTACAGAGATGCTAAAGGTGAGTACAGGCCGGCAGCCGAGGCTATAGAATTCGGTACAGCAGAGGTTCCTGCTAGGCCGTTCATACGAAATAGTTTTCAATCAATGGCAACCTCCGCGCTTGACCGGTTAGCGTCTCTCATGAGCGCTCACATGGATCTCTGGGCGGCAAAACAACGAGCAAAGGTTAGAAAATGAGATTACAAGACAAGTTTGGTTCTTCGTTTCAAAGACAGAAATACGCAGACATTGATTTTGCTGGTCATGCGCTAAAGGTCTATCTTCCTACCAGGAAGGAAATGCTTGAGCTAGAGGGCAAGATTAAAAACCCTCCTGATGCTTTGTTAGAACAGGAATACACAAAGCTAGTCGATACGTTTGAGAAACTCTACAAGATCAATAAATCTGTAGAGGTTGAGCGTAAAGACGATGACATTGTGGTTGAGGGCCGAAGCCTAAAAGAAGCGTCACGGTTCAAAGCCCAAGAGATCATGCGCGAGATTGCGCTTATTAACTTAGTCGGTTTTGAGGAAGGGCAAGAGCTCTTCGCGCTTTCCTACGAGGATATTTCCGAAGCCTTCTCTCCAGCGCAGATTAAGCATCTAACCGAGTTAATCGAAAAGGCAGTAAACCCAGATTATAAGGAAGTCGAAAAAAACTAAAGCGGTCACTATATCGGCAGATTCGGGCGGCGATGATCTTTAACGGTCAGTCTCCCGAGGTTATAGAAAGCCTTGATGTAGTGACCACCCGAGAGTTAGAATTGATGTACCGCGATGGCATGATTGGCGCGAGACACAACTTGATGTTGATCTCGCATTTGATGGCGATTGTTTATAACGCGCTTTCTAAAAACCCAATCAAGAGTCGAGAGTTTTTCCCGCATCTGGAGGAGTATTTCGTCCCTCCAAACTACATGACAAGACAAGAACGAGACTTCCTGGCGTTTACAAGTTTGCCGGGTTTTAAGTCAGAGTTTTTAGACATCTTAGGGGGAAACAATGGCCGGTAAGCTAATCGCAGCCCTACAAGTTGCACTTGGTCTTGAGAGCGCAAAGTTCGTTCAAGAGATCGACAGGGCTAAAGCCAAAACCCGTGAAATGCAAGTCAGTGTCAATCTGCTTGGCACTGCGATGGGCGCATTGCGTCATCCTATGTTGCTTGCTGCCGCCGCCGCTGGAGCGTTTGCCACTTCTTTTTTCAAAGCTGCGGATGCGGTTAACGACTTTGCTGAGGGCTCGGGGCTGGCGATTGAGGAGGTCTTAGCCCTTCAGGGCGCAATGGTTCAAGCCGGAAAAGATGCCGATAACGCCGCACAGATGTGGGACCGGTTTTCAACGACGCTTGGAGCTGCCGCTGATGGTCAAAAAGAACAAGCCGATCTGTTCAAAGAATTAGGCATAAACATTGCCGATGCTGGCGGCATGTTGAGACCTGAGATTGACATCTTCCGAGACCTAACATCGGTTCTTTCTGGCATGAGCGCTGGCGCGGAACGCGCTCGATTACAAGTTCAGCTTTTTGGGAAGCAGTTTGCAAATTTAGACATTTCTAAGATCGACCAATTATCTCGAAACACCGATAAGTTTACGGGCGAAGCAAAGCGCGGTGTTCAGACGATTGGTGATATTGGCGATGCTATAGACATCATGGTTGAGAAGGCCAAAATAGGCTTTCTTAGTCTGGTTGGTAAAGCTAGGAATGCTTGGGATAGCGTCAAAGAGTTTCTAGGTTTTGGGTCTCCAGAAGAACCCGCTGCCGCGCCAGTTGTTGGCGTTACGCAGGGCGGAAGGCAATCAGGAACTAAAGTCAAAGCCGTTAGAGATTCCGAGGCTGAGTCTCGCGCAAAAGCACTTAAAAGTTACCTCGAAGGCTTAGACGCGCAGATTCTTAAGCTGAAAGAAGGTGAAGAAGCTGCATTACGGTTTGAAGCTGCAAAGCAAGGTGGTCCCGCTGGTCTTGCCAAGATGGAGGAAATAATCCGTCTACGCCGCGAGGAAGCCGAGCAGCAAGAAGAAATGCAGAGATTGACAAAAGAAGCAAGCCAAGAGTTGGCTGCGATGGACGATTTGAGACGATTTAACCTTGAGTTAAGGCTAAAGCAAATTGAGCGTGAAATTGAACTAGAAAAAGAAACGGCACAAGTTCTTAATGAGGTTCAGGCGCAAGCAGAAATCACAGCCAACAAAGAACTTGAAGATATGATGGAAAAGAAGAAGGCGGCAAGCGAAGAACTAGATCTTCTTGAAGATATACGCGATGGATATAAGTCAATCGGCACAACCATTGTCGAGGCATTTATGTCGGGCAAATCGGCGGCAGATGCTTTTAAGTCTGCCCTTTCCTCTCTTCTTCAAAAGCTAGCCTCTCGCTCACTTGATAAATTTCTAGACGCAATCTTCAAATCAGATATGAGAGGCGCTCCTTCATTATTTGAAAACTTTATGTCGAATATTCCCGTTCTTGGAAGCATCTTTAACAAGCGAGCCGGCGGCGGTCCGGTTAACTCAGGCGCTCCGTATCTTGTAGGGGAAAGAGGGCCGGAACTATTTGTTCCAAGCATGGCTGGTCAAGTTGTCCCGTCTTACGCGATGAGCGGAACATCGACAGTCAATAACTACAACATACAAGCGATTGACGTTAAGTCTTTTGAGGAAAGAATCATGGGTAGCAATCGAGCGGTCTGGGCGGCTAACTCCTACGCTCAGAAATCGCTCTCACCGCGAGGCAGAGCATGAGCTTCCAAACCATTCTAGACATCAGCCAAACCATCACGGTCAACAACCGGCGGATGGTCGGCCAGCAATATTCAAGATCGGGGCAAGTCAGAACGGCAATGTACGTTACATCTGTTCCTTGGGTGTTCACGGTCAAGCCTCATGCTTTTCTTTACTATCCCCAAGTTCGAGACGTAATACAGACGATTGATAACCTTGACAGGCAAACGGCGGCAACGATCACGTTTAGCTCAACTAACCTTCAGTGGTTCACCGCTTACCAAGGCCAGCTTACGAGCGGGCAGGCTGCCGCGTTAACGCTTGCGTCTGTTCCGGCTGCAAACGCGACCACGATTTCTGTCGGCAATCTTCCTGCGGTAGCGAGCACTGTTATCGTGTTCAAAGCTGGCGACTTTATCCAGCTAGGAAGTTATCCCTATAAAGTCACTACACAGGTCTTGAGAGGCTCAGGATCGACCGTTAACGTTACTTTGCATCGTCCGGTGATTGGTACGCCATCTGTCGGTACGCTAACCGCCGTAGGGTCTGCTTGTACGTTTTCGGTGGTTGCTGAGGTTTGCCCGACATACACGCTAAGACCCATGACCAACGGCGCATTTGTCGACTGGGATGCTGATTTCGTCTTTAGGGAGAACGTGCAGTGAGTACCCCAATGACAGCGCTTTCGAGCGCAAGCATCACCCACGGCGAATTTGTAAAACTTACGACCTCAACAACAACCTACACGTTCTGTAATGCTGCCGCTGCGATTACGGTTGGCGGCAATACTTTCTCAGGTTTGGGAAGCCTTCTTTCAGTTGGCGCGGTCAATCGAGAAATCAAGGCGACTTCGATTGACATGGTAATCGGGCTGATAGGCATTGACCCGACAAACATTTCGCTAGTCTTGGGAACAAATATCAAGGGCTCGACTGTAGAGATTTGGCGGGGCTTTTTTGACTCTAACTATCAAATCATCACGAGCCCATCGACTCAATTTTTTAAGCGCTACCAAGGCATCGTTTCTAACATTTCAATCACTGAAGATTGGAACGACAACATCCGCAGCCGCACTGCTACTGCGTCGATCTCTTGCACTTCTTTCCGGTCTATTCTTGAAAACAGGATCGCAGGAATAAAAACAAATCTCACGACATGGCAGCAACGCTACGCTTCAGATGCGAGCATGAGTCGCGTCGCTGCAATCTCTGGTCAATACTTTGACTTTGGAGCGCCGCCCAAGACAGGCTCTCAGTCTGATCCCGATACTGTTTCTCCGGGGCAAGTAGAAGTGGATACCACGGGCGGAGGTTTATGAGATACGCCACAAAATACGATATGCCTCATCTGATTGACATGATGAAGGCTTACGCAGATGAAGCAGGAATAGAAACACTTAAGCAAAACCAAAACGAAGAGCATGTCAAAGCACTGTTCTACGAAATGATAAAAGGCCGAGGTTTCGTGCTTATTGACGATCAGTTTCGAGGGTTCTTGGCGGCTTATGTAACAAGAAACTTTTGGAACAACGCGGTTAAGGAACTTCACGAGGTAGCGTGGTGGGTGGTTCCAGAATTTAGAGACACATCTGTAGGCGGGAAACTTTGGCTGAGATTTAACAAGCTCGCGCAAGACATGCTAGATCAGAAACGGGTGCAGATTGTTTGCACAAGCCTTATGCCCAATTCACCAAACATTGACTACACACGATATAACTTTAAGCCCATGCAAGCGACATTCTTTCGAGAGTAGATCATGCCAGCATCAATCATTCTTCAGGCTATCGGTGTCACGCTAACGGGCATTCCTTTGGCGGCTGCGACGTTTGCTATTAACTTCGCAGTTTCTTATGTTGTTACTAGGGCTTTCGGATCTAAACCTCCGCAATCGCAAGACACTGGAGCAAGACAACAAGTTCCGCCGGCTAACAACAATTCAATTCCCGTGGTGTACGGTGACGCTTGGCTAGGCGGTACGTTTGTTGATGGTGTTCTTTCTACTAATCAGAAAACGATGTATTACGTTTTGGCGATTTCTTCCATTTCGTCAGACGCTTCTGCAACGTTCTCATTTGACCGCACTAAGTTTTACTACGGCGACCGTCTTGTTACTTTTGACGGAACAGACCTGACGAAAGTGGTTTCGCTTACAGACGGCGATGGCAACGTAGACACAAAAATAAGCGGCAATCTTTATATCAGTCTTTATACGTCTACAAATGCCGGCGTTATAACCGCAATCAACGGAACCGCTCCCAATGTCACGATGGGCGGCGCAGACATTCCCGCCGCTTTGCGCTGGCCCGCATCTAACCGGCAGATGAACGGATTGGCGTTTGCGATTGTCAAACTTAACTACAATTCAGATGCTGGAACGACTGGGCTTCAACCCGTCACGTTTTACTGCAAGCACTATCCAAAGGGCGGTACTGTAGCGAAGCCTGGGGATGTCTGGTACGACTACATGACCGATGCTCGATACGGCGCTGGCATGACGGGTTTGGTGGATTCTGCAAGCGCTACAGCTCTCAATACTTACTCCGATCAGACGATTACATATACGCCAGCCGGAGGCGGATCTGCGACCCAAGCTCGATACAGAATCAACGGCGTTGTAGACACGGGTAAGCCCGTTCTGGATAACGTCGAAAAGATGCTGGAATGCTGCGACAGCTGGATGGCATACAACGCGGCATCAGGTCTATGGTCGGTTGTTATCAATAAAGCAGAGACTTCTTCGTTTTCATTCAACGATACAAATCTTATTGGTGAAATCAGGGTTTCTGCTGTCGACATAAACCAGCAGATCAATCAGATTCAGATTGAGTTTCCTTCAAAGCTAAACCGAGACCAACCTGATTTGGTTTACATGGAAACACCGGCAGGTCTTCTGTATCCCAACGAACCAGCTAACAGACAGACTACGACGCTAGAGTTTACGAATGACTCTGTGCAAGCTCAATATCTAGGGAACAGAAGGCTAGAGCAAGCGCGTGAAGATCTGATCGTTACGATTACTTCTACCTATCCTGGCATTCAAGTGGACGCGGGTGATGTTGTGGACATCACGAACGCAGATTATGGATGGACGAACAAACTGTTCCGCGTCATGAAAGTTTCAGAGGCAACAGTTGATGATGGCAATCTTGGCGCAACGCTTGAGCTTTCAGAATACAACGCTCAGGTATACGACGATGCAACGATTACGGCTTTTACCGCCGCCCCGAATTCTTCGCTTCCTGCTGCCGCTTATTTTTCATCGCTAACGGCTCCAACGTTTACCAATCAACTTCCCGCCGCTAACTTCCCATCATTTGATGTTGTAACGACAATTCCCGCAACGGGAAGAGTCACTCAGGTCACTCTGTTTTACACAACATCCGCCACGCCTTCCGCCACCGAT